AAACCAGCCAAAAAAAGCAAATCGAAAAAGAAATAATTTACCAAAAATCCTAATCTCAGGGGAGTCAGCAATGGCTCCCTTTTTTTTTAGTTATAAGTCATTGATTTTTAATAACAAAAAAGTTTAAAAAAAGTAAAAAAGTCCTTTACTTTTGCTTCAAAATCAGGTAGAATACTTGTATAAATTGATAAATTGAGAGGTAAATAAATTATGACAATCAATATAACTAACGGATATGAGTACCAAGGTGTCAATGCTGAAGCATGTGGCGATGTGGAAAGAGTGTGTACCTTTAAACAAGGTATCAAGCACTATGGTGTTCCTGGTGCTGCATTCAAAGGAATGCAGAAGGTTGCTTCTTTAATGCGTATGAAAGTATATGAGGACAAAGATGGTAAAGAGGTCAAAAGACCGACTTATTTCGCTGTTTTCGATGCTGATGAGATGCAAGCGAGAGCAAGGCAGTACAAAAAAAGTGCTGCCTAATGAAAAAAAGTCCTTTACTTTTGACACAAAATAGTTTAGAATATAGGTATTAATAATTAAATAAGGAGAATAATATGAGTAAAATGGGTAATTTATATTTGGAGTTGACTGAGAGAGCTCAGGACTTCATCGCAGATTATGCCGATAAAAAGTATCTTACTTTGATGGATGCTCGTGAAGCATTTACTAATGAAAAAGGTGAAGAGCATGGTTCGCTCTTTGATACTGAAGCAGAGGTTGCTTCTGAAATGGGGATTATATGAGCATAGCTGTATTAGAAGCGATTCTATACTGGTTGATATTTCCTACATTAGGATTTACAATCTACTGTGCTTGTGTGGCACTCTATCTGCACACCAAAGAATTTTGGAGAAACTTATAATGATGCAATATGTTGTGATAACTTTGGTTGTTCTAAGTTTCTTTTTATATCTAATGTCAAGTATCGGAGGTTTATAAGATGTCAAAATTAGTTATTGAAACACAATACATGGAGAACTACGATGTGGACGAGGTGACTGTAGAAGGTCACTGGAAGTTCAAGGGTGGTAATACTTTCATTGTTGATAATGTTGATGTGAACAATGTTCAATCAGTAGCTAATGAAATCATCCCTCTGGTTGAGTACGATAACTCTATGTCTAGAGAGTTCGTACTCTCTTGGACAGTAGAGTCTGACGACTGGGTATCCCAGTATGAGAAAGACCAAAAAGAGTGGTCTGATGGTAGTTTCTACCACGACCCACGACTCTTTAAAAATGACTTCGGTCATTGGATTAAGATCCGAAAGTTTGATGGCTACAAAGGTGGCTATGAATACCACGACAATCTGAATACAGATAAAGTCGTATTTAAACATGAATATAAAAATAAGGAGGTCGCAGCATGATTGATGTGCTAGAGCAAATAGACTTTTTAAAGTCTCTGTTGAGTGATGATACTCCATCACATATCAAGAAAACTATCCAAGATAGGATAGCCAAATTAAACCTAGATGTATTGGCATTTGAACATGCCCATATGTCTGAGGAAGAAGCTAAAGTTTTGCTGTTGTCAAAAAAACAGTTTAATTTGAAGCAAAAAAGACTTGACTTTTAACTTATTTTCATATAGAATTATATATTATGGCATTACTACCAGCATACTACACCACCACTAGACTTAGTGGTAAATCTAAAGCTAAGAAAAAACCAGGATGGCGAGAGCGACAAGCCAAGCACGATGCTTGGTTGCGTGAAAATGGTTGCCACCCTGACCAGATAAAAGCTAGGAAAAAAGAATATAAACCATTACAGATCTCTCAGGCTGAGAAGGATCGTGAAGCTAAACGCAGGGAGTTTGATGAAAAGTATCCCAGCATGTCTTCTATGAAAGGTAATACTAATAAAAAAGAGCCAATGAAATATACAGGTACATTGGTCACTGGTATTGCCCAGATGCATAAGTCTAACGCAGTACCTATTATTAACAAGGAGCAGGCAATAGAAGTTGCTAAGATGAGAAGAGGATGAGTGAGATTACAATTTTACAAGTTCTATTGTATTCTGGGATATTAATCTATCTCGGATATACAATGGGTAGAAGAGACCATAAGACAATAATTAAAGAAACTATTGAAGGATTGGCTAGAACTGGTTTCTTAAAATGGTATTGGAAGGATGGGGACAAAGAGTTTTTAAAATGGCGAGACCCTTATCCTGAAGATATGAAAATAGAGAATGAAGAATGATTAAAAAGTTTTTTACTACATTGTGGGGAAACCCAGATAAAGGAATAGCTGGTGAGCCAGATCCTTCTGACTTGACGATAGATAATGCGTACAAGACAAGGTGGATATGGTATCACACTATTCTAGGTATAGAGTTGTTCTTAGTGAATGTATTGCTAATTGCTATTCTAGTTGTATTGGCTGTTAAATTATAAGGAGTGAAATATGGACCATGTTAAAATACAAAATCGCATTAGTTATTGTGCTGTTCGTAGAGATATCGCAGGACTAAACGATTTGAAGAACGACATAACTGTTGAGAAAGAACGACTAGATCGTTGGTTCAACAAGTATCTACATGTACAAGGTGACCACCTTAACCCAGATAATCCAGATACCAAAGCATGGTCTCTGTACAATCTTAAAATGAATGAGTATGGTAAACTAGAAGATCGTCTTACCACAATCAATCATTATCTTGATAAATATAACAACACAGAAAGAACTTATGAGCGAATCAGCAACGACGGATTTTCCTACTCTATTTGAAAATAGCAAATCATTTGCTCAGTACATTGAGAAGGTTGTAAAAGAAAAACAGGGCATAACCCACATGGATGCAATACTTGAATATTGTGACAAAGCTGGGTTAGATCCTAAAGAACTAAAAGGATTAATTAGAGGAGCACTGAAAGATAAGTTAGAAGCAAACTTTAGCGATCTAAACTATCTACCAAAAAGTGCCAAGTTGGATGTTTAATGGATGGATATCGTGTTTATAAATTATACATGGCTCTTAAACTTCACTTCCATAACAAGAAGTATGATGTATTTACAAACAAAGGTAATATCAGAGGTTCTCGTGAGAAGTTCTACACCAGGAATGATGTTAAGTTATTTGAGAAACTAGCCGATGCGTATAAAAGTGATAGGGATGTTGTTGACTATTTTGTTGCTAATTTCAGCTATGGTCATGATGCGACCCTCTACTCACGAATTACTTCGGAGTCCTACTATACCGATTGGAATAGGGTGCGACAAAGTATGCATAACACATTCAAGTCAGACTTGGCCACCATCTCATTACATTTAGAGAAAGAAAAATTGACAGAAAAAGAATTATATAATTTTAATGGTGTGGTACCAGAGTTAATGAAAATGGTACTTGGCGAACATGTCCATGTACAAACAGTTTGTATCCTAGATACATTTAAAGGATTCTTTGAGAACTGGAACGAGAAGGCAGGAGTTGCTTTTGAAGAAGATGTTCTCAGGATAACAAAGACGAAAGGATTTGTTAAGTTTGATAAATCCAGATTTGCTGAGACATATAAGTCTTTCAATGATGAATTAATTGAACTAAATACTAGTGCTTGATTTACTTTTAAGTTTTTATCAAGTATATTATAACTATACAACGCATATAACGCATATTTAAGGAGAAACATATGGTTGATTTAACAGCATTGAAGTCGTCATCTATGGCAGACTTCTCAAAAATATCTGGAGAGTTCGATAAAATCGCAAATCCCCAGAGTTCCCAAAAGCAAGGTCCAGATGAAAGATTCTGGAAACTTGATCCCGATAAAGCAGGAAACGCAACAGCAGTAATTCGTTTTCTACCTCGTGTAGAAGGTGATGAGTTGCCTTGGGTTCGTGTTTTTTCACATGGGTTTCAAGGACCAACTGGTAAATGGTATATTGAAAATAGTTTGACTACACTGGGTGAGAAAGATCCAGTTGGCGAACTAAATTCTAAATTATGGAACAGTGGTTCTGAAGCCAATAAAGATATTGCTCGTAAGCAAAAACGAAGACTATCTTACATAGTTAATGTTTTGATTGTGAGCGATCCCAAACATCCTGAGAACGAAGGACAGGTCAGACTGTATAAGTTCGGTAAGAAGATCTTTGATAAAATCATGGAGAAAGCTAGACCGACATTCGAGGATGAGAAACCAGTGAATGTATTTGACTTGTGGCAAGGTGCCGACTTCCGTCTTCGTATGAAGAAGGTTGCTGGCTTTCCTAATTATGATGAAAGTCAATTCACTGATGTGAAAGCAGTTCCAGGGTCTGACGAGGAGTTGGTTAGCATTGTTGAGAAACAGCATAAGCTATCTGAGTTCGTCGCACCAGACCAGTTCAAGTCTTATGAAGCACTTTCACAAAGACTTATGGAAGTTCTTGAGGATGAAAACGCAGGACTTGGTACAGCTGAAAATGCAGTACTAGAAACTGTGGCAGCAGCACCTACACCTAAGAGTGCTCCTGCACCTGAGCCAGTCGCAAAGGCTGAGCCGACTCCACCAAGTGGAGAACAGGAAGAGGATGTAATGTCTTACTTCCAAAAAATAGCAGACTCTGAATAGAGTAATTACTGCGGATAGCAGGGCAGGGCGACTGGTGTTATAACCATACTTGCCCTGCTATTTTTTTTATGAAAGGAAACATATGAAAGAATGGTATAACTTGATAATGGATCCTACAAAAAATGCATTATCAGGATTAAATTTTCAGGTTAAGTTTATGTCTATGCAAATCTTAGCTTGGCTATGGTCAGCAGTGTTTGGTATTTACATAGCAGAAAGTATATTTGCTTTTGGTAT